AATAAACGCGTAGCCTGGCTTAATGTCCAACCCAGGAACTTATGGATACTGGATAATAATAAGCAGAAAACAAGCAGAAACAACCGCAGGGGTGGCAGACCGGTACAGGTTCTTTATTTGGCTCACGGTGAGACCATTGAGAACTTTCGTAAAAGAGGTATAGGTGAATATCTGCGGCGCCTTGCGAATAACCTGGCGAGGGAAGCAGGGTTCTACGGGACAAATCAATTGTCCACAAATTTAGAGGCGAACAGTAACAGTAACAATAACGCACCACCTGCCCCGATATCAGCCTCGGGACGAATAATGACACGTCTGGGTTTCAGACGTGTCCCTACACCAAACTCAGAATATGTAAATAATTTTGCATATTATTTTAGAAAAATTTATAATCATAAAAGAAAAAGGAACAATTAATCTGGCCCTTTGGGCCAGCCGACAGTGGGGTGACCCTTAAATTTTAGTAATTTTTTGTCCGATGACCAGGGGGAGTTTAGACTCGAGCAAGGCGCGTTCTTTCAGCTTTCGTTCGGCAGCCCCCTTGCACTTGTGCACCTCAAGCTGTATGCATCCATAACAGCAGCTGGAAGAACACTCTTTGCACACAAGCATCGCGTTGTTCCGTTTGCAGTGTGGGCATTTCATTCACTCTGTATATAACAGATATATTCGTTAAGTGGTGTGTACGGTGTCATATCTAGTTCGACCTCGCACAAACCATCGCGTTTCGCCGCCTGGACACGCGCCCAGAACGCCTCCATGACCGGTAGCGCATCCACAAACCACTGCCGGTCGCGCTTGACCCGTACGACGTTAAACTCTTCGGGCTTTTCGCCAGCTGGTCGGTACTGGATGAAGTCGCAATCCTCAAAGTCCAAAATCTCGAGCAGCAGTTGAATCTGTGGCATGTAGTGCTTGGGCACCTTGGACTCAATCTTGCGAGACAGTGGGCACTTGATTTCGATGAGCATCCCATCCTCTGTCACACCGTCAGCGGAGCCTCCGAGCCACTTGTGGACAGGGTGCTGCACGAGCCCAATCTCGTGGCTCTTCTTGTTGTACCGGGCGTCGTACAGGTCGCGCGCGATTGGCTCAAGCAGCGTGCCGTGTGCCGTCGCCGCGTTTCCGGCCCACTTGAGCTTGAGCACCTTTTTCATCAAAAGTTTATCAGGGGTTTCGTAGTGATTATCACCGAGCGCAGACGCGACATCACTGGCTGTCAGCATCCCCTCGCGCAGCTGGAGCCAAGCCTCTGAGCGCTGGTCATGATACGTTCGACCGAGGAGCTCTTTCACCCTTGGGTCCATTACTTTTAAATCGCGGGTCTGTTTTAAGCAACATTTCAGCCGCATTTTGTTCCGCCTCCTTCTTCGTAAGAGCAAAGCCCGACCCACAGTCCATACCATCCACAAAGACACTAATGAAGAATCGGCCATTTGTGGTTGTGATATGGCGATAGTCTGGTGTGGGTATCTTCATCGCCTGGCACATGCGCATCAACTGGTCCTTGTAGTTGTCGTCATCCAGGTTCAGTTCAATTTTTTCAAAAGAATTCATAATAAATTGTTTGGCATAGACCATGCCGAGGTCGAGGTAGATGGCACCCACAAACGCCTCGAACACATCTTCGAGGATGTTGTCATTGGTGTTCCAGCCGTTGCGTATACCCTTTTCATCCATGAGGATATACCTGTCCATCCCCAGTTTCTTCGAAATCTCACAGAGCGTCTTACCCCTGACCATCTTGGTCCGAGCCTTGGTCAGGAAACCTTCCTGATGTTTTTCGTACAAATCAAATAAGTGCTTGGTTATAATGAAACCTAGCACAGAGTCCCCCATAAATTCAAGCGTTTCATAGGACCCGGTAAGCCCCTTGTAACGTTTGAGAGCAGATTTATGTGTAAATGCGCGACGATATAGACTGACATCTTTCACCTTTGTACCCACGAGAGTAGACAGTACTTCGCGTGGGAGCAAAGGAAGCTCTTGCTCCTCTTCTGTTGTTGACATTGTTATATTATATTACACACAAATTCTTAAGTCCCTTTTCACGCCGTCGACTTGACCACCTTGGGGCGGACCTTCTTCTCCTTGGGCGCCTCGGCAGCCGCGGCCGCCTCTGCTACTACTGGCTTCTCCTTGACGGCGACCGGCTTCTTCTCCTTGGGCGGGGCTGGCGGCTTGACCTCCTTGATGTAGTGCGGGCTGACAAACTTCTGCAGGTTCAGGAACGACACCTCCTCGCCCTCTGGGGGGTTCAGCAGAGCGCGCAGGGTGTCATCCATCAGAATCACCTTGCCATTCTTGAGGCCGCGCTCGGACACGTAGGCATTCACAAACTTCGTCACCTGCGTACGGGAAATCTTGTCGCCATCGACGAGGCCCAGGAACTTCTGCAGGGCGGGGGTGACGCTCTGGGGCTTGTTGAAGCCGTTGTTCTTGGCACGCTCAGCCGCCTTCTCACCGCTGGGGTCACCAATGTACTGACGAATCTTGCGGACATCCTTGCGGAGGCCCTTCAGCTCCTTGGCCAGCAGCTCGAGGGTAATGGGGGTGGTCTCGTTGACAGATGCCATTTTCTACTATACAGTAGACCCAGCGCTTTAAGTGCTTACAGGAGCAGTGCAAGTGCAAGTGCCATTGTTCCAATGAATGTGACCAAGGGTCGATTATCAGTTTCTGCGACAGGGGGTCGCTCAGGTGGCTGGCTCGTCAGGATGAGCGGATAAGGCTTGACCGGCTGCGGGTCCGTGTACGTACCAGGTTTGGTCACGATGGTCTGCATGTACATAGGGTCTGACTCGAACGCCCGTACCCACTTCTGGACGGAGGGTTTGTCTGACGTGGGCAGGTTGTCACCAAAACCAAACGGCATTTTTGGATTTCCACTTGGCTGCAAAGACTGATTAATCTCAGGCTGGCGCCCTGTACAGGCGTTCTTGCAGCACGCCGCCTTGCACGGACGGGTGTGACCCTTTTCACGGTCAATAAATGCACAAAAAGTTTTCCCAGGCTCTGAGGGGGATGGCAGGCAGGAGCAATCAGGCGAACAGTCCGTTGCGCTCATTACAATTAATTAATATTTTTGTTGATAATAAATGGAGTACGGTACCCCAGTCAAGCTCCCGGACGGTCGCTACTTTCTGAAGATGGCTAATGCGTTGCACCAGGTGAACGGTGTCAAGCTGGTTGACTCTCTGTCAGGCAGCAACATCTCTTTCCAGATTCCAGAGGCGGGTCGGGAAATCATCAGCAAGTGTGACGAGGAAATCATCGGCAAGGCTAAGGAGTCCAAGGTGGAGTGGTTCGGCAAGGAGCTGAGTGACGAGACCATCCAGACGGCCTTCCAGGATTCTCTGACGGAGGATACGCTGTCGGTCGCACCAGCCAAGCTCAAGGGTGAGATTGTTCTGACGGCTTTCGACATGAAGAAGAACCAGCTCGAGCTCCAGGAGGTGAAGGAGGGCACGACATGTGATGTGCTGTTCGAGCTGGCCGGTCTGTGGTTCCTCAAAAAGTCGTTCGGCCCCATCTGGCGCGTCGTTCAGGTCCGTGTTCGCGGGGCCCCCAAGTCACCCATCTTTTCCAAGCAGTACCTGTTCAGCGACAGCCCAGAGGAGGATGAGGGCGAGGCAGACCCAGCCGACTACATCGACTAAGTAAAAAATATTTGTAGATTAATATAAATGGCAATGAACCTTCGTGCCCTTTTCGCCCTTCTGGTCGTGGCGGCTCTGGTAATTTATTTCTTCTATCCAAGCTGCCGCCCCAGCAGCATGTCATACTTTGCATCAGGTGTCGCCGGCGCCGACCTGCCCGTCAGCAAGGCAGAGGGCCTTGGCGCAGCCCCAGTGTCAGGCATGGGTGGCCCCACCTTCGATGTGTCAGGCGCGGGCCTCATCCCCCGTGAGGTGACCGCAACCGAGGACTTTGGCCAGTTCAGCCCGTCAAACATCCTCAGTGGCCAGAACTACCTGGACGCGCGCTCCCAGATTGGCTACCCCGAGACCATCGGCGGTGTGCTGCGCAACGCTAACCTGCAGTTCCGCAGCGAGCCAATCAACCCGCGCGACCCAGTCAGCATCTTCAACCTGTCCACCATTCCCCCCGACACCATGCGGCCTCGCTTCGAGATTTCACCAGAGTACCAGTAGGCTCTGCGAAGGC